TAAGTCAGGTGAGCGTGGTATCTTTAACAGAGAAGCCGCGATTAAACAGGTAGAGTCTATTGGTAGACGTGATACAGACCACGACTTTGGTTGTAATCCTTGTAGTGAAATCATTCTGAGAGATGGACAGTTCTGTAACTTGACTGAGGTTGTAGTCAGAGCAGAGGACACGCAGAAGGATATACTCCGTAAGGTTAGACTGGCTAGTATACTGGGTACATTCCAAGCATCACTAACTAACATCAAACGCTTACGTCCTAAGTGGGTACACAATACAGAAGAGGAAGCACTACTAGGTGTATCTCTTACAGGTATTATGGACAACGCATTTATGAATGGTAGCAGTGAGGACAGAGGATACTATGGTAAGAAAAGCCTACCTGATTTCTTAACGGAACTAAAGAAAGAAACTGTTAAGACTAACGAGCATTGGGCAGAACTACTGGGTATTCAACAAGCTACTGCAACTACTGCTATTAAACCTAGTGGTACAGTCAGTCAGCTAGTAGATAGTGCCAGTGGTATACACACTAGACACAGTGATTACTATATCCGTAGAGTTAGGGCAGACGCTAAAGACCCTATCGCTCAGCTTATGGAAGACCAAGGTATACCTGCTGAGCCTGATGTGATGAAACCTAACAGTGTTAAGGTATTCTCCTTCCCTATGAAAGCTCCTGATGGTGCTGTAACTAGGAATGAGAGGAGTGCTATCGAACAGCTAGAGCTATGGCTTACATATCAGAGATACTACTGTGAGCACAAGCCTAGTGTAACTGTCAGTGTTAGAGAACACGAGTGGATGGAAGTAGGTGCGTGGGTATACAAACACTTTGATGAAGTATCAGGTGTTAGTTTCCTACCACACTCAGACCACACATATCAGCAAGCACCATATGAAGAGTGTGATAAGAAGACACACGATGAACTAGCTTGGAGAATGCCTAAGTCTGTAGATTGGGATTTGATTAGCGAGTATGAACTTACAGACCACACAGTAAGCTCTAAGACACTAGCCTGTACTGGTAGTGTGTGTGAACTTGTTGATTTGGTAGAAGAAGAGAGGGATATAGAATGAAGTATTTATTAATTGTTTTTGTTTTTGCAACGGGATGCTCTGAGTTGCAAACTAAGTTTGATATGCACAAGGATGAACAACTAACTTGCAGAGCAGAAGATGAATCGCTATGTGCGGGGTGGAAACTATGAGAGATAAAATAGAAATAGTTCTACAGTGTACGCTTACAATAGCGACAATAGTTTCTACGAGTTGTCTAGTTTATGTAGTTATGTGGCTAGAAGCTCTTAGGAAAGGGTGGCTTGTATAGCCGATGTTTTACATTTAATATAGGAGTAAAATATGTTAGAGAAAGTAAAGAACGGTGCTGATGGTGCGATTGACGTTGGTATTAAATTAATTAGCTTATCAATTATATTACAGATTATCTTCGGTCCGAAGGTAGCCTTCCTTACAGGAGATGTAATTGGTTCTATTTTAGGTATAGTATGGACCTTAGGCAACGGGGGATTGGCAGGTATAATCGCAGCCCTTATTATTTGGAGGCTACTTGACAAAGACATAGTCAATGAGCTTAAAGACTAAGGCTAAAAAAACTTGGGGTCTCGTCCGTATGGATGGGACTTCCAAGCTATACTACTCATTAAAACAAGTCAAGAAAAATACAAACCCTAGACTTTGGAAGAACGACTGGAGAAAATAGTATGAATGAAGACAAAGTTATCAAAGCATTAAACAGTATGAAATATAATTTTGAACCTATGGATGATAAGTTCTCTAGGTATGATGCTTTTGATAAAGAGCACGGCATTATGCTAGAGATTAAATGTAGGAAGAAACATTATCCTGACACTTTAATTGAAAAGATTAAGTTTGATTGGAACAAGAACTTTGCAGAAGAAAACAATTTAGAATTTTGGTACGCGGTGTCTATGCCTAACAAACCCGGAAGCCACACTATTTATATCTTTGACCCTGCTAACTTAGAGTGTGAAGAAGATGGTTATGATTTTAAATGGCACATAAAAAAACTCCCTGAGAAAACTGAGTTCAAAGGGAGTCAATGGATAGACAAAGAAGTTGGTTATCTACATATAGATGATTGTCTACTATCTTTTGAAGAACGTACTAATCATTAAATTTATTTATATTTTTCTAATACTTTACTTACCTCACCTTGACCATAGCCTTTAATATTGCCTTTGGTCTCGGTGTGTGTAAACATACCTCTTTCATATGCTTCATCAAAAGGCATATTTGTTGCTCCTGCATAATTAGCACCTAAGTCATCTACAGAAAAACCTGACGCA